ATTTTTTACAGCTGCCAACTTTTTAAGTTATACCAATAACTTACTAGTAGTTCGTGCTGATACATTAACTCATAGAAATGCTGTTGCTAGTGTTTCTGGTACACTACAAAGCGTATCATTAAGTAACTCAGGTTCTGGTTATACCAGCTTACCTACAGTTACTTTTAGCGCACCTCAAATCACTGGTGGTGTTACTGCTACTGGTACAGCTCTTTTATCTGGTGGTGGTGTTACTGCTGTCACTGTTGCAACTGGTGGATCTGGGTATATTGCAGCTACAGTTACTTTTAGTGCACCTCAAATTAGTGGTGGTAATAATGCTACTGGAACAGCAACTATTGTTGGTGGGGCAATTACAGCTATTGCAATCACTAATGCTGGTTCTGGATATACTGCTGCTCCTACTGTAACAATTACTTCTTCTAGTGGTACTGGTGCTACAGTTGGTGTTGTTACTATTCAAGCATCTACTATTGTTGGTATTACTACTACTAATACTGGTACTGGCTATACTGCTGCTCCTACTGTAACTATTACTGGTGGCGGTGGTACTGGTGCTGCTGCAACTGCTACTATTCAAGTTGGTGGCGTTAAGATCCTAAATGAAAATGACTACTTAGCTCTATGGTCTACAGGTACTGGTGTTAATGGTGAGTGGGCTGCTAAATGTCCAGGAACTCTAGGTAACGCTATTAAAGTTTCTATGTGCGGTAATACTGCTGCATTCGCAACTTGGGAATACAAAGCAGAATTTGATTCTGCACCTGGAACTTCTGATTACGCTGCTAGCGTATCTGGTTCTAATGACGAAATACACGTTATCATTATTGATAACGATGGTCGTTGGACAGGTCAACCTGGAGCAGTTCTAGAAAAGTTTGCTTATGTTTCTAAAGCATCTGATGCAAAACGTGCTGATGGTACAAATAACTATTACAAAGATGTAATCAATGGCCGTTCAGAGTATATCTGGTGGACTGATTTCCCGTTAAATACTGGTAACACAGCTCCAGTAACTGATTGGGGTACTATTGCTGCTGCTAATGCGTTTGATGATTGTGGTAACAAGACTTATGTTTTAGCTGGTGGTGCTGATGCACTAAACGCTACAGACGGTCAGTTGCAAACAGCTTGGGATATCTTCCGTGACGATACTCGTTATGACGTATCACTATTACCACTAGGTAAAGCAAGCAGTACTGTTGCTAACTTTGTTATCGCTCTAGTAGAAAGCCGTAAAGACTGTATGGTATTTGTGTCACCACAAGACGTTTCTAGCGGTGACATTATTCAAAATAGCCAATATCAAACTGGTGCCATAGATAAGATTGTTGCTTACCGCAATGCTCTTCCATCAACTTCTTATGCTTCTATGGACAGTGGTTACAAATATCAGTACGATCGTTATAACGACAAGTATCGTTTTGTTCCATTAAATGGTGACGTTGCTGGTCTTTGCGCTCGCACTGATTACACTAATGATCCTTGGTTCTCTCCAGGTGGTTTAAATCGTGGTCAGATTAAGAACGTAGTTAAGCTGGCAGTTCACTTGACTAAAACAGATCGCGATACTCTGTACAAAGCTGGAATTAACCCTGTTGTTAATTTCCCAGGAGATGGAACTGTTCTATTCGGTGATAAGACTCTATTGGCTAAGCCAAGTGCTTTTGATCGTATTAACGTACGTCGTTTATTCATTGTACTAGAAAAAGCTGTAGCTACTGCTGCTAAATTCCAGTTGTTTGAATTCAACGATGGTTTCACTCGTGCACAGTTCCGTAACTTAGTAGAACCATTCCTACGTGATGTTCAAGGTCGTCGTGGTATTACTGATTTCGTAGTTAAGTGCGATGATTCTAACAACACTGGTGAAGTTATTGATCGTAACGAATTTGTTGCTGATATCTTTATCAAGCCAAATCGCTCTATTAACTTTATCACTCTTAACTTTGTTGCTGCTCGCTCTGGAATTAACTTTTCAGAGATCGGTGCGTAACGACTAAATAAAGAGAACAAGGAGAATTAAATGGCAAATATTAGCGATTTCAAAGCGCAAATGATTGGTGGCGGTGCTCGTCCCAATCAATTCCGTGTTGAATTAGTATTCCCTAGCTACGTACCATTAGGTATTGTAGCTGGTCAGCGTGCTCAGTTCTTGTGTAAAGCTGCACAGTTACCTGCTTCCACTATTGAGAACATTCAAGTTCTTTATAAAGGTCGTCAGATTAACTTTGCAGGTGAACGTAACTTTACACCTTGGACTGTATCAATCTATAACGATACAACTTTCAATATCCGTAACGCCATGGAACAGTGGCAATCTGGTATTCAAAGTTACTCAAGCACAGACGGTAGAACTAATCCACGTGATTATCAAGTAGATTTACAAGTTCATCAATTAGATCGTAGTGGTGCAACCATCAAGAGCTATAAGTTTGTTGATGCATTCCCTACTAACATTGGTCCTATTGCGTTGGATTTTGACCAACAAAATCAGATCGAACAGTTTGACGTAGAATTCCAGTTTAATTACTTTACTTCTAACGCAACTGAGGGTGGTGGAATCAATCTTAATGTTTCAGTTGATACACCAATCGGTAGCTTCCCACTACCTATCTAACTAGGTTGACAATTTAATTATGCAATTATTTGGATTCGAGATAACACGTAAACAAGAAAAAGAGGTCGGAGCTGTAGTAACTCCGATCTCTGATGACGGCTCAACAGTTGTATCCACCAACGCCACTTCCTATTATGGAATGGTTATGGATTTGGATACGATTGTTAAAAATGAAAACGATTTAATTAGACGTTATCGTGACACAGCAATGTACGCTGATTGCGATGCAGCTATTGAAGACATTGTAAATGAAGCAATTATTTCAGAGTCTGATGATCAAGCTGTAAAGATTAATTTAGATAAAGTTAAATTATCTGAGTCTATTAAAAATAAGATTCGTGTAGAGTTTGACGAGATCTTACGTTTATATAATTTTGATGACAAAGGTCACGAAATTTTCCGTCAGTGGTATATCGATGGGCGTAGTTATTATAATATTCTTTTGGACATTAATAATCCAAAAGCTGGTATTCAAGAATTGCGTTATATTGATCCTAGAAAGATTCGTAAGATTAAAAATGTGGAAAAGAAACGCAATCCACAAGGTGTTGATATCGTTGTAAAATCTGATGAGTATTACATCTACAACGATAAAGGTATTACTGAAGCACAAGTTAATGGTGTTAAGTTGTCTATTGATTCAGTGGTTTATTGCCCTTCTGGATACGTAGACCACAATTCAGGTTTAATGCTTTCGTATTTACACAAAGCTATTAAACCAACCAATCAGTTAAAGATGATTGAAGATGCGGTTGTTATCTACCGTATCTCTCGTGCGCCAGAACGCAGAGTGTTTTATGTTGACGTTGGTAACTTGCCTAAATTAAAGGCTGAGCAATACGTTAATGACATTATGAACAAGTTTAAGAATAAAATTGTTTATGATGCAACTACTGGTGAAACACGTGATGATCGTCGCCATCTATCAATGATGGAAGATTTTTGGATGCCACGTCGTGAAGGTGGTAAGGGTACTGAAATCACTACTCTTCCAGGTGGACAAAATTTAGGTGATATTCAAGATATACAATATTTCCAAAGAAAGTTGTATCAATCATTGAATGTTCCAATGTCACGTTTAGAATCCTCAACTGGATTTGCACTTGGTAGATCTACTGAAATTACACGTGATGAAATTAAGTTTAATAAATTTATTCAACGTGTACGTAAGAAGTTTAGCACGCTATTTAGTGCAGCGTTACGTGTTCAGTTGATTGCAAAGAATGTTATTAAACCAGAAGAGTGGGTATCAATAGAGCAGTTAATACAGTATGATTATCAGCAAGACAATAATTTTGCTGAATTAAAAGACAATGAACTTTTAATACAACGTGTAACTGCCCTAACTCAAATGGAACCATTCATTGGTAGATTTTATTCTGCTAAGTGGATTCGTAAAAATGTGTTGCATCAAACTGACGATGAGATCGAACAGTTGGATAAAGAAATGCAAGAAGATCGTGATGCAGCTTTTGACCAAGCAGAACACAAAGGTGCACTTGCTGGTACTACTCAAGTAGCCCAACAAAAAGAATTATCAGATAATGGCTTTGGTGGTGATGAACAATCACCGAATGAACAATAAGGAGATAAAATGAACGAATCAGTAAAAAACTTAATTAACGCAATCTCAGCAGGTGATGCTGTTGAAACTGAAAATGCGTTTCAAGTAGCAATCTCAGATAAAATTTCAGCCAGACTTGCCGATATGAAGATTGAAGTTGCACGAGGAATGTTTGCACAACAAGAAGTAGAAGCTGAACAAGAAGCAGAACAAGAAACTCAAACTACAGAAGAATAATGCATTACTCTAAGTTTATCAAAAGTATTAATTCTTCTGCTGCTCCAGTAGTAGCCGAAGAAACTACACTTGATGAAATAATTAAAGAGTCGTACGAAGATATTGAAGATGGTCGAATCGCTACAATTATACGCGAATACCACGATATTAAAGTTACAAATACGTTAATAGAATCATACAGAGAATTAGCTGCTTCTAAAATGTTTACAGTTGATCCAATCGTACAAGAAATTAGAAAATTAAATAAATTAGATTCGATCGTTGAAAATAAAATTCACTACACTTTGAATGATAATTCTGTTGTTGCAATAAATGAAGGTACACAAGAAGTCCTAAATAATTTATTGTCCAAAGATAAACAAATTATTGAGTACATGCGAGAAAGCAAGAGTAATTTCTTTTATGTGCTTAAGAAAATTAAGGAATAAAGATGGCATTAACTAAAACCATATTAAAGATGACAGAGACAGAAACTGTCGTTAAGGTTGCTGGTGCTGCTGGATCAGCCACTATTGACTTGCAAACAGATTTGGTTGACACAAACCAAGCAGTAGCTGGAGCAACTCAAACTGTTACAATTACAGGTGTTCGCTGGAATGGTGAACTTAGTAATACACTTAACATAACAAGAAATAGCGTAAGAGTTCTTACTCTTCCAACTGATGCAGCAGATTTTATTGCGTTTGATGGTCAAGAAATGCCACCAGAAAATACTGAAGCTACTTCTGATATTGTAGTTAGTCAAACTGGTACTGGTCAAGTAGAATTGTATTTAAAACTACGTAAGGTTTCTGGTTATGCACCTAAAGTTGAAACTGCACAATTCAGCGTCTATGATGACGTTAATACAGTAGGAAGCTAAAATGAGACTAATCAAAGAAGTTTTCGATACAACAAACGTAATCGTTGAGTCAAAGCTAGGTAAGCCAAAACAATATTTTATTGAAGGTGTATTCCTTCAATCTGAATTGCAAAACCGTAACGGACGCATGTATCCAGAGAAAATTATGGATAAAGAAGTTAGCCGTTATATGGAAAGTTATGTTGCCAAGAATCGTGCCTATGGTGAACTCGGTCACCCAGAAACACCTTCTATTAATTTAGATCGTGTTTCTCACTTGATCGTAGATCTACGTAAAGAAGGCACTAACTATATCGGTCGAGCAAAAATTTTAGATACTCCAATGGGTCAAATCGCCAAAGGTCTTTTAGATGGTGGTGCTAACCTTGGTGTTTCTAGTCGAGCACTTGGTTCTTTACAAATGAACAAAGAAGGTGTTCAAGTGGTTCAAGACGACTTCATGCTGTCAACAGCAGCAGATATCGTTGCAGACCCATCTGCTCCAGATGCTTTTGTTGAAGGTATTATGGAAAGCAAGGAGTGGGTATTTGTTGATGGAAAGTTTGTGGAGAAGAATATTGAAGAGGCACGTAAGAGTATTATGAGAGCCACTTCTAAGAATCTAGATGAAGCGAAAATACTCGCTTTTCAGAATTTTCTGAGAGAAATCAGATAAATAATAAATAATTACATAGAACTAATCCAGTTAGGAGAAAACGATGTCAATCGAACAAAAAATCGCTGAGCTTCTTGCAGAATCTAAAGCTGCCCAGTTAGCTGAGCAAGTAGCTGAAGACAAAGCTAAGGAAGTTATTTCTGAAGAAGAAACCATCACTGGTTTGACTGAAGAACAATTCCAGGCTCTTTCTGAAGAAGAACAAGCTGAATACGAACTTGATGAAGCATCTTCATGCTATAAGAAAAAAGCTATGAAAGAAGAAGCTGAAGAAGTTATCGCTGAAGAAGCTAAAGAAGAAGAACTTACTGTTGATGTGTCAGCTGATGTAGCTGCGCTAATCAATGGTGAAGAACTTACTGAAGAATTTAAAACTAAAGCTGCTACAATTTTTGAAGCAGCAGTAGTTAATAGAGTAAAGCAAGAAGTTGCTAAACTTGAAGAAGAATACGCAGCTCTTTTAGTTAAAGAGTCTGAAGAAATTGCAGAGGGTCTTATTGAAAAGGTTGATGGATATCTCGACTACGTAGTCGAGCAGTGGATTGCACAGAATGAACTAGCCCTTGAGCATGGTATGAAGTCTGAAATCTTAGAAGGTTTCGTGGCTGGATTGAAAGGTCTTTTCGAAGAACATTATATCGATATTCCTGAAGAGAAATTCGACGTAGTGGGCGTAATGGAAAGCACTATTGAAGAACTAGAAACTAAGTTAAATGAGCAACTTGCTGCTAACGTTGAGCTAAACAAAACTGTTGGCGAAATGAAACGTAGCGAAATTGTTGAGACAGCCTGTGAAGGTTTATCTGATACTGAAGTTGAGAAGTTCAAAGGTCTAGCTGAAGAGTTAGCATACGAAGATGTTGAAACTTTTACTACTAAAGTTCAAACTATTCGTGAAAGCTACTTCACTACCAAAGCACAATCAGATGTTGCATCTGTAGTTACTGATTCCCCTGTAGAAATGCTTGCTGAAGAAAAGAAATTAGATCCAGCAATGGCAAAATACTTGGAAGCAATTAATCAGTTCAAAAAATAAAATCTTTTTAAAAGGAAATAAAAATGACAACTCGTCAAGAATTAATGGAAAAATGGGCACCAGTATTAAATGCTGAAGCTGCTCCACAAATTAAAGATCAGTATCGTAGAGAAGTTACTGCTGTTCTTTTAGAGAACCAAGAGCGTGAAGCTGCTAAGCAGAACCAAGTGTTCACTGAAGCTACTCACGCTAACGCTGGTGGTACTGGTGTTGCCTTAGGTGGTGCAGGTTCTAACGCAAACATGGCTGGCTACGATCCAGTTCTTATCAATCTAGTACGTCGTGCTGCTCCACAGATGATCGCTTATGACATCGCTGGTGTTCAGCCAATGACTCAACCAACTGGTTTGATCTTTGCAATGAAGAGCAAGTATACTAGCCAAGCTGGTACTGAGGCTCTATTCAACGAAGCTGATACAGACTTTGCTGGTACTGGTACTCACGCTGGTGCAAACCCAGTTGATGGTACTTACACTACTGGTACTGGTATGTCTACTGATACTGCTGAAGGTCTTGGCGATAGCACTGCTTTCGGTCAAATGGCTTTCTCTATCGAGAAGACTACTGTAACTGCTAAGACTCGTGCTTTAAAAGCAGAATACACTGTTGAATTGGCTCAAGACTTACAAGCTGTTCACGGTCTAAACGCTGAAGCTGAACTAAGCAACATCCTTTCAACAGAAATCACTGCTGAATTGAACCGTGAAGTTGTACGTACTGTTTACACTGCTGCTAAAGCTGGTGCTGAAATCGGTACTGCAGTTGCTGGTACTTTTGACCTTGACGTTGACTCAAATGGTCGTTGGTCTGTTGAGAAGTTCAAAGGTCTATTGTTCCAAATCGAACGTGAAGCAAATGCTATTGCCCAGACTACTCGTCGTGGCCGTGGTAACTTTATCATCTGTTCTTCTGACGTAGCTTCTGCTTTGGCAATGGCTGGCGTACTTGACTATGCTCCTGCATTGTCTACTGGTTTGAACGTTGATGAGGCTTCTACTACTTTCGCTGGTGTTCTAAATGGTAAGTACAAAGTATATGTTGACCCATATTCTGCTAACCAATCTGCTAGCCAGTTCTTTGTAGTTGGTTACAAAGGTACTTCTGCGTTTGACGCTGGTTTGTTCTATTGCCCATACGTTCCACTACAGAAAGTAAACGCAATTGATCCAAACACTTTCCAGCCAAAAATTGGATTCAAGACTCGTTACGGTATGGTTGCAAACCCATTCACTAGCTTGTCTTCTGGTGCTAACATCTATTATCGTAAAGTTAAAGTTACTAACATTATGTAATCCATAATGTTGGTTTCATAGAAACTGACGATAAGAAGCAGTGTTTAAGGGGAACAGAAATGTTCCCCTTTTTTATTTGTCCTAAATAAAAGAAACGAGAACTGACTATGACCAACAGAACATTAAGTTGCCCGATTCCTGATAACATTTCACCATTGTCTCCAAATGGTTTTCAGTTTGGCATTCAAAAATTGCCAGAGATTAGTTTTTTCTGTCAACAAGTAAATCTTCCAGGTATTGCATTAGGTTCACCAGAGTTTGGTAACCCATTTAACGTGGCACCAATTCCAGGTGACACTCTAACGTATGACACCTTATCTGTTCAGTTTTTAGTTGATGAAAATATGTCTAATTATAAAGCAATATATAATTGGGTAGTTGCACTTGGTTTCCCAGAAACTTATGAACAATACTTGACTTTATTAGATGGTGCAGCAGTTAGTAGTCTAAGTGAACTTGCAAAGAATTATTCAGATGCATCTTTAACAATACTAGGTGCTTCAAATAATCCTGTGCAAACAATTGAATTCTACGACTTGTTTCCTGTAACTATTGATTCATTAATGTTTCAATCAACAAATCAAGACGTGCAATACTTAGTTGGAAATGCAACTTTTAGATACGCTTATTATAAATTTGTATAAAATACTTGCTTTAAATTGCAAGGTGTAGTATAATGATAGTTATGTCCATGTGAGGAAATTATGACTTTAAATGAATTGCAAGAAATGTGGGAAGCTGATGCTGAGATAGATGATAACTATCTTGGTGAAAGTTCTGTCGCCACCCCAAAACTCCACGCCAAATATATCAAACTGCTTGTCGGTACAAAACTCAAGCACACTAAACTTCAATCAGATTATTTGCTACTACGTAAAAACAAGTTTCGTTTATATCGTGGCGAGTTATCTCGTGATGAATTAACTAATCTTGGTTGGAATCAGTGGCAAGGTGTCAAACCATTGAAGAATGAGATGGATGAATTTTTACAAGGTGACTCTGAGTTAGTTACTATTAAAGTAAAGATTGATTATCTTGAAACAATGATTTATTTTTTAGAATCCGTTCTAGGTCAAATCAAAGCCAGAGACTGGCAGATTAAAACTGCCGTGGAATGGAAACGATTCTTAGCTGGTATGTAATGATAAAAATTGAAAAACTAGATGAAGTCTATGTAAGAGTTTTTAGTGAAGGTTCAATTGAACAAGAACTATCAGACTTCTTTACGTATGAATATCCAGGTGCTAAATTCACACCACAGTATCGTGCTAGATTATGGGATGGTAAAGTACGTTTATATGATCAAATACGTAAAACTCTTTATGTTGGTTTAGTATCATACGTTGAAGAGTTTGCCACCCGCAATGGGTATGGCATTGAGTACGTTTCTCCAATACACAAAACAAATAATATTACTGCAGAACAAGTGCAAGATTATGCTGCTGCATTAGAACCAATGGGTCACGGTAAACCTATTGAGATACGTGACTATCAAATTGAAGCAGTGCAAACGGCACTTGATCGTGAACGTGTTCTGCTACTATCACCAACAGCTTCAGGTAAATCATTTATTATTTACACAACAATGCGTTGGCATGTTGAACAAAATCGTAAGTGCATTATTATTGTTCCAACTACATCTCTTGTTGAACAGTTGTATACTGACTTTGAAGACTACTCTAGTGCAAATGGTTGGAAACCTTCTATTCACTGTCAAAAACTATATTCTGGCTTTACAAAAGACTTTACCAAGGATGTGTTAATTACAACTTGGCAATCTGTCTATCTACAACCAAAATCTTGGTTCAAACAATTCAATGTAATCTTTGGTGACGAAGCACATCAATTTAAAGCAAAGTCCTTAACAACTGTTATGGAAAAACTAGATGCTGTTCGTTATCGTATTGGTACAACAGGTACACTTGATAATAAAAAGATTCATCGTTTAGTTCTTGAAGGTATGTTTGGTCCAGTGCATCGTGTTACTACAACTAAAGCCCTAATGGAAACACAAAAGTTAGCCAAGCTAAATATAATGTGTGTGGTTCTTAAGTATAATGAAGAGATTCGTAAGGGACGTAAAAATAACACATACCAAGAAGAAATGGATTGGCTTGTTAGCAATGAAGCACGCAATAAGTTTATCCGAAACTTGGCAGTAAAGTCTAAAGGCAATACGCTGGTACTTTTTCAATACGTTGAAAAACACGGCAAAGTCCTGTACGATCTTATTAAAGAAAAAGTACATTCAGAACGAAAAGTATTTTTTGTTTACGGTGGAACTGAGACTTCGGATAGAGAAGCAATAAGACACATTACAGAAGGTGAACCAGATGCTATTATTATTGCATCATATGGAACATTTTCTACAGGAATTAATATACCCTCAATTGAAAACGTAATCTTTGCCAGCCCTTCA